TCGGCGACAAGTCCGTTGGCGCGAAAAACTTCAACTGGGTGAACGAGGAGGGCGAGTGGGGCGCTGGCTTCACGGACAAGCAGGCGGCCAAGATCAATGCCGGCGAGATGACCCTGGTCAGTCCTGAAGCGCCGGCGCCGGTGGCTGCCGAACCTGTCGCCGCTCCTGAACCTGAGCCGGAGCCAGTGCCAGCGCCTGAGCCTGTCGCGGTTAAGCCGCAAAAGCCTGTCGACCTGAGCGGGCATCATGGCCTGGCGCAAAACGTCGAGGACGCACTGGAAGCTGGCGACAAGGCGGTTCTGGCCGAGATCGTCGACGTTTCCGAGGGGGCGCCACCCGAGACCAACATGGGTAAGGTGAATGCCTACGCCAATGAGGCGCTGACCTACCTCGGCGACGCCGGTCCAGGATCGGCGGCCGAAGGGCATGGCCTGACCATGCCGGAGTTCCAGGAAGGCAAGACCACGACCGGCGTCAAAGCCTATTACGAGAAGACGGCTGGCCACATCATGGAGCTGGCCGGCGACAAGGATCTCGACGCGCTCAAGGTCATGCCGACCGACAAGGGCAATACCTGGAAGGGCAAAACGCAAAACTCCAAGCTCCTGATGGCGCTGTATGGCCAGGCGGTGGCCTATGCCGGCGGCGAACCCGCTCCAGCGGCCAAGGCGCCGCGGTCGGTGGTCAAGATCGGCAAGCCGGAGAAGGTGCCGGAGAAGGTGGCTGAGCCCGAGGTGCCGCAAGTGGTTGACGGCGGCCTGAAGATCAATCTCGACGGGTCGACCTCGATCTCCTACAAGGTGTCGGGCGAGCCTGGTCAGATGAAAAGCGTCGGGGTGACCAAGGTCGATACCTTCGACGATCCTGACCTCAAGGCCGCGTTTCCGAACGGCTCGAGCTCGACGTGGACAGTCACGGCGCTGGCGAGCTCGACCGATGCCGAGGCCATTCAGCACGCCGCCAATGCCCTGTTCGACAACCAGGTCAAGGAGCTGACCGCCAAGTCGACCGGTGTGTCCATCAAGCCGCCGGCCAAGACCATTCATATGTTCGACGAGGACTTCGAGCAGACCTCTGACGGCTGGAAGAACGCCAAGGACGGCAAGAAGCTGAACGAAAAGGCGATGTCTTTTCAGGTGCTCAACCTGAAGGTCGGCCTCAAGCCGTCGCCGGTGTTCCTGGCGGCCAATAACGAGGCGCAAAAGGAAGTCGTCGCTGACTTGGCGGCGGCCGAAGGGATTCCGGTGGGTAAGGTGCTCAACTGGGTGTACGCGGCCGGATCTCCAAACGCGGCGAAGGAAGGCGATGTCAAGGTAGTGAATGGCGTGTCGTACATCCTGCAAGGCGGGCGCTGGCCCAAGCAGGGCGTCGACGAGGCCAAGCCTGATCAGGCATCGGGCGCTGATGCAGTAGCATCGCCTGCCGGCGGAACTTTGAAGGAAAAATTCGACGCGATCCCGAAGCCTGCCATGCACCACTTCAACAACCCGCCAAAGGTCCAGGCGGCCCTGGATCACCTGATCGCGAACGCCGAGGCCAATGGCGTCGACGCCTTCAAGGGCGTGCTCAAGAAAATGAGCAAGACCGGGAGCCTCATCACCAAGCTCGCGCACAACGGGAATGTCTTCAAGATCACGGGCTACGAGTCGTCTCCAGACAAGAGCCATGCGCAGGTCCACAAGTATGTCGAGGCGCTGAAGACGGCGACCGAGGAGCACAGCGGCAAGAAGCCGAAGGCGGCCAAGAAGCCGGCGCCGGTGGCGGCTCCTGCTGCGCCGATGGGCAAGCCGAGCGCGACCAAGAAGCTCGCCTCGGGCGCAACCGTCACGCTGATGGAAGGCTGGCAGAAGGTCGCCGAGAAAAAGGGCTCGAACCCGGGCGGTATCTTCAAGGACAAGGCGGGCCAGGACTGGTACTGCAAGTTCCCGAAAACCGACGACCATGTGAAAAACGAGCTGCTGACGGCCAAGTTCTACCAGATGCTCGGCGTCGCGGTGCCGAACCTGAAGCTGGTTGAACAGGACGGCAAGCTCGGCATTGCCTCGAAGTGGGTCGACGGCCTGAGCCAGGTCTCGGCGGCCAAGCTGGCGGCGGCGCCTGGTGTGCACGAGGCATTCGTCCTCGACGCCTGGCTGGCGAACTGGGATGTCGTCGGCATGAACAACGACAACCTGATGCTCGACCCGGAAGGCAAACCCGTGCACGTCGACGTTGGCGGCGGCCTGCACTTTAGTGCGATGGGTAAGCCGAAGGGCGATGCGTTCGGCAATACGGTGGGCGAGACGCAGACACTGCTCGATGCGGGCTTGAATGCGCAGTCGGCGGCCGTGTTCAAGGGGGTCTCGGAAGAAGCCAAGCTCGCCGGCGGCAAGCAGCTGGCGAAAATGCACCCGAACCAAATCAAGAAAATGTGCCGGCTGTTCGGTCCTGGCGACCGCGGCATGCAGGACATGATGGCCGAGAAACTGATCGCGCGCCGCGAGCACTTGCTCAAGCAATTGGGCCTGGCTGATCCGTGGAACGCGCCGCCGGTGGATATTTCCAAGCTGACGGTAAACGCCAGTGACTTGCCTGAGCCCATTGATTTCTCGAACTACCAGGGCAGCGGCAAGGGCTTGTCGTCGCACGAGGCGATCAACAAGCAAAACACAATCGACGACCAGGCACTGATCGACTTCGCCAAGGCCGGCAACCTCAAGGCGCTCCAGGATTACCATTACGACGCCTTTGAGAAAGGGACCGGCAAGCCGCTGGGCAAGAAGCCAATCGGCGATCACCCGGCCAAGGACATCAAAAACCACTGGGCCGTGCTGTGCGACATCCTCAAGGCTATCGCGCATCCGCCGGTGGAAGGTCTCGAGCTGCCGCCGATTGGTGGTGGTTCCGTCCAGGAGGTCTCCGAGCAAGCTGGTTTCATCAAGCCGGGCGAAAATATCAGCACGATCTCGCCGGAAAAGGTCATTGGCTTCTGGATGAAGCTGGGTCACGTCGGCGCCGATGCGGTGGCGGATCTGAAGCCAGCGCAAACCTCGTACCTGAACAAGGACTCGATTGCCGCGGCCAAAAAATGGTGGAGCGGCGTCGGCGCCAAGACCAAGAAGCTGATCAGCAAAATCGTCGGTAGCGGTTCACACAACCACTATTGGTCGAACGGATCGACTAGCATCAACATGGACGGCAAGAGCGTCGGCGTGCAGGAGGCGGCCCTGGACTGCTACCAGAACGCGGTGGAAAAGCCGGAAGGCACGATGATCACGCGCTGGATGTCCATGCCCGACGTGATGGTCAAGCAACTGCTCAAGGAAGGGCCTGGCCTGGTGTTCCAGAATACCGACTCGATGTGCACCTCGATGATGAAGGACTGGGGCGACTCCGCGCACTTTGGTAGCAAGGCACTGCTCAAGATCACCTATGCCGAGGGCGCTAAGGCGCTGGATACGTTCGGCAAGGACGGGTATGGCTTCAAAACCAGCAAGTTCGACGCTGATGGCCATGCCCTGTACACGCCTGGCGCCGAGGAGGAGGTCACGACGCTGATGGGCCAGCGCTTTGTCGTGCTCAAGTGCGAGCAGGGCAACCCGGGCGACCCGAACGGGATCACGATGGAGGTGCTGATGTTGCCTCCGCACGAGGGCTACCTGGCCGAGCTGAGCAACATGGCCGCGCTGGGCAAGTCTATGGTATTGTTCATTACCTCGACGGTAAAAGATAAGAGCGGGAAAGCATGACCGAGCGTAACGAGTATTTGACCGAGCTGCCGCCGTCTTTTGCCGACGAGATGGCGCCGAATTACCTGGGGAGTCCGACCGTTGTGCTCGGGATCCTCGAGGAGTTTGTGACTGAGATTTATGGGTGGGTGGCAAAGCGCTCGAGCGGCGAGATGAGTGCCGAGGAGATGACCGAGCTGGCCTTCGCGCGCAGTCGCAAGTTCTCGGCGATCTTTTCCGGTGAAAATCCCGACTATGCTGGCATTGTCGGCTGGAATACGCGCTCGGGCGGTGGCCTGGGCGCTTACCTCAAGGCCGACCTGGGCCATTACTGGCAAAGCAACCGGGAATCGTTCGGCGATGACCCGTACCGGGCCTGTTACGGCTGGCTGTTGTGGGCGACGGTTGACGCCATGAAAATCGAAGACGAGGACTTGACCGCGATGAAGATGGGCGACCGCCTTCAATCGGCCGTCCGCCTGCTGACCGGATCGACAAGGAGAGCCTGATGGAAGCGCGCGCGATCTTTATGCTGAAGTCCGACGTGAAGGGGCATGTCCGCAAGGATGGCGCTTACGTCGGCGCCTACTCGAACAAGGTGCTGAAGGCGCCCGGCAAGCCGGCGATGCCTGGCGGCTACCATCCTAAGCTGAACGACGCCGGCAAGGCCGTGGTGATCAAGGAGATGAGCCGGCCGACGCCGCTGGCGAATTTCCATGATGCCAATGCCATCGCGACGACCCTCCCGGGCAGCGTGGCGCCGGAGCTGCTGAACCATATCCCGCTGGCGCCCTGGCATGACGCGCCGACGACGCTCGAGGGCTGGGCCTCGGTGGAAGGCCAGGCGCAGGTCGAGGAGCCGGAGTTTGTGCCGGTGGAAGGCAAGACCCAAGGCGCCGGCGTGATCGTCCAGGAGCCCGATGGGCGCGTGTGGGTCTGCCATCCGACCAATGCCTTTGGCGGCTACCGGGCGACCTTTCCCAAGGGCACCGTCGAGGATGGCTTGAACTCGCAGGCCAGCGCGATCAAGGAGGCGTTCGAGGAGTCGGGGCTCAAGGTGCAGATCACGGGCTTTTTTGCTGACGTGACGCGCACGACCTCGGTGGCGCGCTATTACACGGCCAAGCGGGTCGGCGGCACGCCATCGGACGCGGGCTGGGAGTCGCAAAGCGTGAGCCTGGTGCCGGTGTCGCGCCTGTATGACGTGCTCAATATGCCGGCGGATCACGGCCTGGCTGAAAAGCTGGGCGCGGGTCCGGCGCCGAAGGTCAAGGTGCCGAAGGCGCACAAGCAGGCCGATCACCAGGTCCAGAAAAAGTGGATATTTTGAGTCAATCTTTACCTGCCAGGTAAATCATGTGCTAGAGTTTCTTTACCGATCACAAAGTAAGGAGCTGTAGCGATGTGGATTTTTCTCAAGACTGGCATGTTGAGCGTGGTACACAAGGATTGCGCGGCGGACGAGCTGCTGGTGCGGGCGCGGCGCAAGGGTGACATCGAGTCGGTTTTCCCGAACGCCAAGGTGAAAAAGACCCCGGGCAACGATTACCTGTTTCGCGCAGCGATCAAGCGCGTGGATGTGGCGGCGGCCATGACTGCTCTCCTGATGGAGTACACCGCCGACAACTTCAAGGATTCGGTGCACGACAAGAAGCTGAAAACGGCATATAGCTCGGTATGGGGAGTGATGTCGCGGGTCCAGGAGATCCCGCCCTATGCGACACGGAAGCGCTCGGCGAGGGACCGCGATATGTTCGGCGACGACCCGCTACCCTACTGATGTAACCCATTGAAAACGCCCGGCTAGTCCGGGCTTTTTTGTGCCTGGTCGTGATTCAAGACTAGGCGCTATGGCCTATCATCTTGAACTTCCATCCCTTCACGCCGCACAGCGCGAGATCCTTGCGCAGTCGCGGCGCTTTAACGTCTGCTGCCTGGGGCGACGTACCGGCAAGACCTTTATGGGTGTCGATGTGCTGGTGGACGGCCCGCGGCAAAAGGGCGCGATTCACGGCTATCCGGTGGCCTGGTACGCGCCGACCTATCCGCTGCTGCTCGAGGTATGGCGCAAGGCCGTCGTCCTCCTGAAGCCGATCACCAAGCCCGGCGGCAAGTCGGAGCAACACAAGCGCCTGGACCTGGTAACCGGTGGCGTGATCGAGATGTGGTCGCTCGACAACCCCGACGCCGGCCGGGGCCGGAAGTACGCCACGACGGTGATCGACGAGGCGGCAATGGTCCGCAACTTCGACGACGCCTTCGAGAACAACATCCGCCCCCTGCTGGCGGACTACAAGGGTGAGTGCTGGCTGCTGTCGACGCCCAAGGGCGACAACTATTTCAAAACCATGTTCGACCGGGGCGATGCGGCCAACATCAACCGCGACCCCGAGTATGCCTCGTTTCAAATGCCGACCTGGGCCAACCCGTATATCGACCCGACCGAGATCGAGTCGATGCGCCAGGGCATGCCGCGGCTGTCATTCATGCAGGAGATCGAGGCGCAGTTCGTCTCCTTCGCCGGTACGTTCATTAAAGCCGAGTACATCCGCACGGGTCAGATCCCGTTCGGCATGAAGCTGTACCAGGGCGTCGACCTGGCCATCTCGATGAAGGAAAACTCGGACTACACGGCCGTGGTGACCGTGGGTGTCGATGAGACGACCGGCTTTGTCTGGATCGTTGACGCCGAGCGGCGCCGGGTGGGTTTCCGCGACGCCCTGGCATTCATCAAGGAAAAGGCGGCGCGCTGGCGGCCGGAGTCGATCACCATTGAGGCGGTGCAATACCAGGCTGCCGTGGTCGAGGAGCTGCTGCGCTCGACCGACCTGCCGATCCGCCGTGTGACCCCGGACAAGGACAAGCTGACCCGGGCGCAGGGTTTGATCACGCGCTACGAGAACGGCCTGGTTTGGCACTCGGACCACTTGCCGAAGTATTTCACGGACGAGCTCCTGTCGTTCGGCCCGGACGCGCAGCACGACGACCTGGTTGACGCCGCGGTTTATGCCTATAGCCAAACCGGCGACTACGGGCGCACGCGCTTCCTGTACCCCGACTCGACGCCGATCCCAACGGTTCGCTCGACGGTGGAAAAAGAGATGCCGGGCCTGCCTGGCGGTGTGCTCGAGATGATCGACGACTACCAGGGGCCGACGACTTGCGGGCGCTGCGCGCATTACTCGCCGGAGGCTGGGGTGTGCACCGACCGAGGCTTCCTGGTGGGCAAGAACGACCCCTCCTGCCTGATTTTCTCGTCGATCTAGATGGCTTGGTCGTGACGGTACGCTGGTCAGAATTTAGAGGATGGCGTCCATGACCGACCAAGCCAACACCGTTGCATTCAATCAAGACGCCCCGCAAGCGGAGCGCACCGAGGCTCTGGCCGAGCTTCAACAGGCTCACAGGCCCGGCGTTTCCGACATGATCCCGGCTGACGAGATGCGCCCGGTGATCGACCATATCCTGGGCGAATACCAGGCCAACAACATGATGAAGTCCGGCGCCGTTGTGCCGTTCCCCTCGCACGTCGCCAAGGCTGGCCAGCGCGGCATGCAGTCCGTTCGCCTGGATGACTGGGCGCTGTCGGTCCAGGGCGATTACTGGGAGCGTCCCTCGGCGCTGGGCTTTGACTCGATGCGCGCGATGGTCGAACAGACCCCGATCCTCAATGCGGTGGTGATGACCCGTATTCGCCAGGTCCAGCGCTTTTGCCGCGTGGCCGAGTCGAACGATAGCCAGCCAGGCTTTGAGATCCGCCACGTCGACCGCCAGCACCAGATCCAGGGTGAGGAGGCGGAGTCGATCAAGCTGCTCAACCGGTTCATGTCCAACTGCGGCTGGGAGTTCAACCCGCGCAAGCGCAAGGCACTGCGCCGCGATTCCTTCTCCGGCTTTATGTCGAAGGTGGTGCGCGACACGCTGACGATGGACTCGGCCGCGATTGAGACCGAGTGGAAGCGTAACAAGGCGCTGGGCATCGACGGCTTCTATGCCGTGGACGGCGCGACCATTCGCCTGTGCACCGAGGATGGCTACCGCGGCGACGACGAGATCTTCGCGCTCCAGGTCGTGCAAGGCCGGATTTCGACCCCGTACACGTTCGAGAACCTGATTTATGAGCCGCGCAACCCGCGCTCCGATGTCACGGCCAGCGGTTATGGTCTGTCGGAGGTCGAGCTCCTGGTGCGCGTGGTCACGGGTTTCCTGAACGCGATGACGTACAACATCAAGGGTTTCGACAATAACGCCATTCCGAAAGGCATGCTCCACCTGTCCGGCAACTACACCAGCCAGGACGTGGACGCCTTCAAGCGCTACTGGAACGGCATGGTCAAGGGCGTCAACAACCAGTGGTCCCTGCCGGTCATGGTCTCCAAGGACCAGGACTCGAAGGCCAGCTTCGAGAAATTCGGGGTCGAGTACAACGAGATGTACTTCTCGAAGTGGATGACCTTCTTGACCTCGCTGATCTGCGCGATCTTCGGCATGTCGCCGGCCGAGATCAACTTCGACTCGTTTACCGCGGGCTCCTCGTCGGCGCTGTCCGGTTCTGACACGGCTGAAAAGCTGGCGGCTTCCAAGGATTCCGGCCTGCGTCCGCTGCTGTCGTATTTCGAGAACCTGTTTACCGATTTCATCATGGCGGACTTCTCCGACAAGTACGTTTTCCGCTGGACTGGCCTGGATCCTGAAGACGCCGATAAGCGCCACGAGCTGCGCAAGCTGGTGCTGACGGTGAACGAGGTGCGGGCCGAGGAAGGGTATGAGGCGATGGAGGGCGACCTGGGCGAAGCGCCGTTGAACCCGAGCCTGATTGGTCCGTGGATGCAGATGACCCAGCAAGCGGCGCAGGCTGACGAGCAACCTGACTTCGGCCATCCGGTCGGCAAGCCTGGTGATGACGACCAGGACAAGGGCGGCAAGGATGGTGATGATGTCAAGGAAGGCGGTGACCAGGAGGACGGCAAGCCGAATGGGCCAGGCCAGGAAAAGCCGGAAAAGAACGACCTGGACGATGGCCAGCGCCCGACCAATGATGAAGGGCTCGACTTCGGCAAGTCCTTCGCGTCGCCTATTTATGTGATCGGTGAGTGATGAAAGACGAGAGCGAAGTGCGCCCGAGCATCGTTGCCGGCGACCGGATCTATTGCCAGCACCCCAAGATGGGCGCGATCAGTGCCGAGGTTTCCTCGGTCGGCGAGCATGGCGTGACCATTCCGCACGAGTCCGGCAAGGGCCACGTCGGCGTCAAGTGGGGCGCCATCCTGGGCCACCAGAAGCGCCGCGAGCGCAAGCTGAAGGTGCTCGAGGAAGGCGAAGACGGTTTCATCGCTGAGAACGAGGAAGGCCATCGGGTGTATGTGCATGGCAGCCTGGCCGAGCACGCCGCCGGCGAGGAAGCGGACGACCAGGAGGAGGCGCCCAAGCTGCGCAAGGCGCTGCTCCTGGACATCGGCCCGCTGTCCTGCGGCTGCTCGGATCACGCGCTCGACGAGCTGCACAAGGCGATGAGCGAGGACGGCATCAAGGAGTGGGCCAGGCACGAGTCGCCATTCATCCGCGACCTGATCGAGATGTTTACCGAGTCGGGCCTGCTCTATTCCAACACGGTGCGCGAGGAGCTGTCGGCCTGGATCTCCGGGGCGAACTTCCGGGCGGATGCGGTCACCAGCGTTAAGCCGGCGCTGAAGGCTGGCGTCTGGACCGAGCAAGAGATGGGCATGGTGCGCACCTACCTCGAGGCGCTGCCGTCCGCCAGCTTCGGCCTGGACGACTGGGGGCTCCTGGTCGACTACCTGGCGCAGCGCTACATGCCCGAGGCCATGCTGGTCAATGAGGCCGAGATGTTGGTGGCGCGCGCTGGCATGATGGGCAAGATCGAGGCGTATATCGAAGCGTTGCCGGGCGACCCGATGGCGGTCCTGGCGTCCATGCCGGCGACGGTGGACGCGGTGATCAATTCCTTCGCGCTGTCCGATGTCGAGCGCTCGATCCTCGAGTACGGCAAGTTGCGCACCTGTGACGCGCTGACCGGTGTGTCGGACTCGCTGCGCCTGGGCCTGCGCAAGGTGATCCTGGCGCACCAGCAAAAGCGCCTGGCCGGTGACCCGGAGGCGAGCAATTCCAAGCTCGAGCAAACCCTGTTCGAGCGCTTCGGTCAGTTCAACCGCGACTGGCGGATGATCGCGGTGACCGAGGCCGGCGAAGCCTGCAACCAGGGCGTGATCGCCGCGCTGCCGGCGGGCTCGATGGTTCGGCGGATGGAGCAATATTATGCCGCCTGCCCATTCTGCAAGCGCCTGGATGGTCGCGTGTTCCGGGTGACGACGGCCGACGACCCGAAAAAGGATGGCAAGTTTGACGTGTGGCCAGGCAAGACCAACGTCGGTCGCTCGGCCTCGCCGAACAAGCGCTCCGGCAACGAGCTGGTGCCGCGCGCTGAGTTTGAGCGCTGGTGGCCAGCGGCTGGCACGCAGCATCCGCACTGCCGTGGGCGCTGGGAGCCATTGCGGCGCTTGAAGCCTGGCGAGGATCCGGCGTTTGAGCGCTGGATGATGGAAAAGGCCGGGGTCAAGTTCGGCATGGAATATTGACCTGCGAGATAAACAAACTGTACAGTGGAGCTTCAATCAAGCCTGTCGAGGTTCCCATGCTCCTAGCTGCCGTATTTTCCCCTGTTCTGGCCTTGTGCTCGGGGATGTCCAATCCTGATGCGCGGGCCTACTGCGATGCGATGACGCGCCGCGAGTCGTCGTTCTGCTATTCGATCTCCTCGCAGGACATGCGCACGACCTGTCGTGCCGAGGTCCGCCAGGATCCAACGATCTGCGATGCGCTCGCGGGTGAGTCGCGCCAGACCTGCCGCTTCCGTGCGGGCGGTCTGTGATGAAGCTCGTCAAGGTTGAGATCGCAAACCTGTCTGGTGGCGCGCTGGATTGGGCGGTGGCCAAGGCTGAGGGTTTGGATGTGGCGCTAACGCCTCCCAACTACGGGAACGGCACAAGCCTGGTGTATATCGTCGG